AGATATAGGACATTTTAGTACAGGAAGTAGTAGAGGAGCAATCGCAGCTAGCGGAACTCCAGAGAATGAATATAACAAAAGAGTTGCAATAGCAGTTAAAGAAGAGTTTGAAAAAAGAGGACAGGGTGCTTTTCTGATAGAGAATATGGATCTAAAAACAAGAGCGAAGGTGGCTAACTTGTGGGGAGACGTTTTTCTCTCTATCCATCACGACTCGGTTACTAAAAGAATGGTTAACAGAGCGCATTTATTCTCTGGATTTTCTCTGTTTATTTCTAAAGAGAATCCACAGTTCAAGCAGTGTCTTAAGTTAGCTAAGTTAATCGGATCTGAAATGGTAAAAAATGACTTTCATCCAGCGCGACATCATAAAACAACCAAACAAAGACAAAGACTTTTGGTTGATGAAAAAGATGGAGTATATAGGTCTGATAAACTTGCCGTAATTAGGAGAACAAATATTCCAGCTGTTCTGATTGAGTGTGGAATTGTTAAAAACTTATACGAAGAATTCTGGCTGTTACAACCAGAAGTCCGAGAGAAGTTGATTTCCTCCATTGTAAATGGAACCGATGTCTTTATGAAAAATTGGAGAAAGATTGATGAGAATTAAAAAAGATTTTGTCACAAATAGCAGTTCAACTTCTTTTGTGGTAGTGGATAAAACTTCGGGAGAAATCTTAAAAGAAATGGCAAAAGTGGTTTGGAATGAACGTGGATTTGATTCCAACACACAGATAGACATTGACTATCTTTTAAGAGATCCAAAGTTTGATAAAAATGTAGTTTTTCCATTAACTATAAATGAAGAAACTTTTATTTATAGAATTTGTCCAGCCAAAGTGAGAGTAGATACTAGTTGGAGCCATGACTGGAATCAACTTCCGTTTGAAAGAGTCTCTTGTAAAGAGTGTGGAAAAGACTATGAAAAAAGTATGCGCATACCATTTCTTGATATGAAAGATTTAAAAACAAAATCAAGAAAAGATGTATACCAAGAACGAGATGCTGAGATGGAAAAGAGAACGTCAAAATATCGGGAGGAAGTGGAATTGAGGGTAAAAAATGAAAATCAAACAAGACTTCGTAACAAATAGCAGTTCCACTAGTTTTACATTTATCTTCAAAGGCCCAAGGTGTGTTAAGTCTCTTGTAAGTGCTGTTTGGAATCATAGAAAGTCTTTCAAACTTAGTTATTACTTGGACGAAACTTCTAACTGGTCTTGTTCCTGTGAAGATATTGTAGAAGATATTGAAAGATGTGTAAAGAAATCTCTAGGAAAAAATGAATGGAATAGTGTTAAAGTAATCACTCTTGGTCAGATGATTTCAGAAACTGACGAGATGATAAAATCTGAGGAGAGGTGTCATAAAGACTGGATGAAAGACCACCCAAACGATAAATCCATGGAAAGAATTATGAAAGCCAACTTCAAAGAACTAGAAAAGAAAAAAGCGAAATTTCAAGACGCAAAAAAGAAAGGATTCCAAAACGTTCTTGAAATGGAGTGGGGCGATAATCACGGAGATGTTAGTGGTGGGGAAACTGGATACGCTATGGATTGCGAGGGGAAAAAAATTAGAATAAACTCAGATGACTTGATTGTCTTTACAGAACAAAACAGGTAGGAGGAATGATGAAAGGATACAAAGTTTTCAAGACAAATAACAATGGTGAGTTATTATCTTGTTTCGTGGCGGGAAAAGCCAGAGTGAAGTATGCAAAAGAAAAGAGAAGTAAAGCACCTGCATGGCTCAGACAATATAACAAACATTTAACGTTTTTTCTTACTTTACAACAAGCTTTAAGGTTCAAAGCGGGTTACTTAGAACTTCAAAGTACTCAGATCTGGAGAGTAAGAGCTCATGATATAATCTTTGGAGGTTTTCTTCCTTCTAAGTCAAATATTTCCTCGTTGGGAAAAGGAGTTGTCCAGGAAACAAGTGGTAGATGGCCTCTCGGAACTAAGATGGCAAGAACTATAATTCCAGAAGAGAAGATTGATAGAAACGAAATAAGAAGATTAGGATTACCAAAAGTTTAGTTCAACGTAAAAATTGGGAGCCTCAAAAAGAAGCTCCCAATTTTTTTGTCTCCTTCCAGACAACTTCTTATTTAATAAAGAAGTTTAGTAGAATCTTTTCAACCACTCTAGTTGGTTCCAAAGTAACATTCACATGGAATGTCTTTCTTTTTCTTTCATAGTCAGTGGCACCAACATCTACTGAGTAGTTATACAACCCTCTCTTTGATTTCACATTTTCCAAGAACTCTGTTACCTGTCCATTAACTTGTCCCCAAGTAGTAGAGTCATTCATTTCAAAGATATAATATCTGCAGAACAATTCCAAAGCTCTCTTACAATACAGAACCAATCTAACAATGTTTAGATCCTGTAAAGCACTTGGTTTAGCCTGAGTTGTTAACTGACCCCAAACAGTATATCCCTGAGCAAACTGAACAATTGGGTTAAGCTGTTTCAAATAGAACTGATCTCTCTGTCCAAGTTTTGGATTGAACCTAAGTTCTTTGATTGTATCAATCGGCGCTCTGTTAAATCCAGCTATTGCATACCAAACTTCCGCTACTGAGTCGTTTCTTGGAAGCAGGTAAGACATATGATAAATCGGAGAAACCCAGATATCCTGTCCAGTAAACTGATCATAAACTTTATTGTACTCTTCATATAGGGCACAGAAATAATTGTTATAAGTATGATTAGTAACTCTAGAAGCAATAGCTGCGTCGTATGTAGCATTGTCTCCGTTATCTAACAGAGCAACACAGTCTCTTCTAGTCTGAACCAATGTTGAAATTGCTGACTTAACATCATCTGGATATCCACAGTCAAATACAGCACTAAAGTAAATATTTTCAGTATCCAGAACTGCGTCGTCAATTAATCCAGAGTAACCCTGAACAAGAATCTGAATTGCTACAGAAGTATCTATGTTTCCTAAAGCGTCTATTAAACTTCCTTCTGATCCCAGCTTTAGAGGAACTGGATCTGCGGAAATGAATGAGTTAGCAACATCTGCGTTGGTCTTTCTTACTTCATATGTAATTTCTGATAGTGGATCAAACCCGGACACATCTCCCTGCCAATGCTGAGGTGATCCAAAAGCTCTTTCACTACGAACTGTGATTGTTTCGTTCCCAGATCCAGAGGCTATTCCTAACCAGCCATAGATTTCATTTCCTTTTCCGTCTTTTACTACTGCCATAAATTCATAGTTTGGACCGGCAAGTGTTTCCCAGTCAGCGAAGTTTTGTTTGTTGTCTGTGATAGTAGCAGAGCCAGAAGTTAAAACCGCGCTTACAGTTCCAATCTCTTTGTCAAAAACTCTAGCAACATAGTCATAACCTTCTGCGTATGATCCATCCGCTTTAACCATTATAGCTCTTAGAACTTTTGAGTAAGTTTCTAATACGTAAGTAATCCATGTTGAATCTCCATTAGTATCAACAGCTTTTGGATTAAAAGAAATACCAAAGGATTCAATAATTACGGAGCTTCCATCAGACTGTTTCTCATAAATATCTAATGTAAATATCCCGTTAACCATTGGATTAGCATATTCTGTAAGTCTCACTCCAAGAGAGTTGTAGTATTCTCCTCTTCCAATTGGGATTAAAATGCAAAGTGGGAACTTAGTCCCAACAGTTGTTAAATTTGTCTGTACTTCTGCCATAGTATTCAGACTATCTACATAGTCTATTTCTATTGAAGCAGTAGTATCAGATGGTGCTAGGTTCGCTGAAATTCTAGCATTTGCGAATGTTGCATCGTCTGGAAGAACTCTCATAAAGTATGTTGCGCCAGATTCGCCAAGATAGTTATAGATTTCGTACATTCCTTGTCCATAACTCTTTTGCCACTTGGTAATATCCGGTTCGCCCCATTCGCTGATTAAATCGCTTCTTCCTCCAACGAAGACTAGTTTATTGTCTCTTCCTTTTGTGGCTAGTGAAACAAACAGCCCGATCGTGCTTGGAACTTCCTGCACGTATGTAGATAAATCTATTATTTTTGTGTACACACCAGGTGAAACGTTAGACATTTCTGATCCTCCCGAATTTATTTCTAATTTATTTTTTCTCTATTTAAAAATTATTTCCTTACTCACTCTATTGTTTCTATTGGGAGTAATTGATTATGTATAAACATACCAAACAAAAACTAATTGTCTTGTAACAGTTTTCAAGATAGTTGGAAAAGTAACTTTTGCATATAAATGGAATGGCCCGATAGAACCACCAAGCCCGCTAGCATCAGTAAACAATCCACATTCGTTAATCTGCTGTCCAACTGCGTCTCCTGAAGAAAGAGTGGTTGTAACTTTAGCAATTAACCAAGAATCGTAGTTGTCAACATCTTGTTCATATTCAATCAAATCAAATGGATGTTTGTAGTCGCTTCCGCTTCTTGGATCTGCATATGTTGGATCCCACCCTGTTACTGCGAGTGGAACATCAGTTCCTAATGCAGTGTCAAGATTTGTTGGGGGAATTGGATCGAACGGATCTCCTGGTCTACATCCACCACTACCTATTCCAAACCAACAAACAAATTCATTTTTTCTTCCTGGATAAGGACTTAAAGCTGCGTTATCTTGGTTGAATAATCTAACCATCACAGTTTCACGACCACTGTAGGTAACTAAGTTGGGCTTTCCAATTAACTGTTTAGACCCGTCTTCATTTATTTCAAAGATTTCCACGAAGCCCTTTGGCTGTCGTATTAATACTGTTTTAACATGACTATCTGAGATTCGTTCTGTTAAACACTGTTCGCCATATCTGTCTCTGATATAAATCTCCAAATCTTTTTCTTTTTCCATTAGTTTACTCCAGAACTCTCTTAATGTCTTCTGAGACTTGTTCTAATGTTGGAACAATATCTTCATATCTTAAAAAATTCCAACCTTCTACTTCTAATTCTTTTTGTCTTTTTAAATCTTTTTCTTTATCTTGATGCCAGTAAGAACCGTCAACTTCTATAGCTATGTCTAGTTTTGGTACAGCAATATCTATAGAATAGTTCTTTTTTCCTTTGCCTCTGTAAACTGGATAGTTTAAGTAAACATAAGGAAAAAGTAAAGAAGTTATTTTCCAAGTTTCTACTTGTATTTTAGATGGGTTTGTAATAAAACTAGCTGCATGAACTGACCCGCCATTTTCCATGTATTCTGATTGTCTTCTTCTACCATCGTTATTTTCTTTTGTATTTATTCTAGACTTTTCTGCTGCTCTCCTGACGCCAGAATGATTTTCTTTAGTTCTTCCTTTTAATTTTTCTGCCTGTTTTTCTGCTGCTCTTTTTCTATCTTCTTTAGTTTGAAAACTATATGCAAAGATAGCTCCACCGTTTTTCATGTAAACTTTTATCTTTTCTGATTGTTTTTTAACGCCTTCATCGTTCTCTTTTGTTTTTCCTCTTTGATTATGTCCGCATATATACCTATTTCCTTCTTTAGTTACTTCTCTTCCACAAATCCCACATTCACATAAGTTCATCTAGTTCCTCTTTGTCGTATAGAATCTCCACGTTATTTAATATTTGTTCTGGGTTTGCTTACAATCTAGAACAACGTAAAAAAATCCTCTCCGAAAATTATCGAAGAGGATTCTGAGTAGACTAGTTAAGATTTTCGATTAAATTAAACCAGTTCCACATTTTGAACAAAATTTAGCTCCTGATTTAGACCTTCTACCACAAGTTGGACATGTAACCCTAGACTTAACTTCAATCGGTTTTTCTACTGGAATTCCAACAGAAGATGTTCCTCTGAGTCTAATTATGATAACATTGGGAGTTTCTTCCAGTTCCCCAATACTACCATAATTAAATAGTTGGTTAACAATTGATCCTTGCACGGTAATTCCTTCGTCTGGAAGAGGCGAAGAAACATAGTTTACATTGACATTACAACATTGAATTGAATTTTCTACTGGCGAATTAGAATTATTAGCTGAGTATGCTACATTAAATTCGCCAGATCCTGAAATACCAGAACCGGAAGATGCAAATCCTTTACTTTCCGAAGACTCATAACTACCGTAAGTATACACTGGTCCACTCAAAGGATAATACACTGTTCTATACCAAGGATAATAGTGTGGCCAGGGGTAGTAGTCATAGTGATGATGGTGATGATTGTAATAGTCGTGTTCTTCAAGTATAATTTTTTTCTCTGTAACTACTTTTTTCTCGAACACAAACTCAACACGAATTAGACCATCATCTAACTTGTCACCTCTGTGCTCAATGATTTCTTTAGTTTTCTGAATGAATTTAAATCCATTCTTTGCAACCAACCCTTCTTTTAAAAATCCTCTTAGTTCCACTTCTTTGTTTGGACCAATGATCAACGAACTATTGTAGATTACATCTTGTCCATCGATATTGATTTTTACAGAAGCTTTTCTAGATTCAAGATTTTTTAGAAGGAGGGTATACTCACACCCAAAAGGTAGGATTACTGCTCCATCTATTTCACGCAAGATAGAGCCGTTACATTTTACTGCACACACAAACTGATTTTTGTAGATCATTTTCTTTCTCCTTTAACACAGGACATTGACTAAGTCCTCAATAGTTTAAAGTCAATTAGGATTTTAGTCTAAGACTAATTTTCTTAGATATTTTGCTATTTACCTCCTTTCTACAATTATACTTCTAGAGACATCTTTCGCATATCTTCTAATATTTGTTCTTTGGTTGGAACTTTATCTACATATCTTATAAATTTCCATCTTTCCATTTCGATCTCTTTTTGTCTTCTAGTATGATACTCTTTGTCTTGATGCCAATAAGATCCATCATATTCAATAACAACTCTAAATTCTGGAATTATAATATCTACTTCGTAGTTTAAAATTGGAAATGAGTATCTTAATGTAGGGTATAAATCTTTAACTATTTCTCTCAGTTTAAGTTCTGGTTTGGACTTTCTTTTATTTCCTCTTAAAGCTATAATTGCTCCACCACTTTTCATTCTATCCTTTTGTCCAGGATTCTTTTTTCCTGTCATCTTTTCTGCTTGTATTCTTCGTCCTTCATCATTCTCTTTAGTTCTACCAGTTATTTTTTTCGATTGATTTTTAATATATTCGTAAGTTTCCTTAGTTCTACCAGTCTTCGGTTGTGACATTCTTTTAACACTTTCACAATTCTCTTTAGTTCTTCCTTTCTGTTTCTCAATATTTTTTCTTCTTATTTCCGGACAGCAAACCCAATGTTTGCTACAACACAATTTTTTATTCTTTAGCTGATACTTTGCTTGTTGATTACATCCATAATTACAAATCATAACCATATCCTCCCATTTTAGTTTGGAAGGATATTGACTAAATCCTTGTAACTGTTTAAAGTCAATTTATTATATGTTCTAGTAGATATAGAATTGATCTTCTATATATATTTCTTACTGAGGTAATAATTTAGATTAAAAGGAGGAAAAATGAAGGATTTTAGGGAACAGTTTCGAGAGGCTTTCGACGTGCGATTGGAAGATCTTCCAGAGTTAACACTTGGAACTTTGGACGCTCGTAACAGGTTGGAGTTTAATAAGCGAAGGAACTATTCGTTGGAGCACAACGAGAATCAGAACTTTCAGAGAGTTCAGGAAATTTTAAAGGTGGAAAAGTAGGTGGACCCAAAGAAGTTCTGCTAACCTTTCCAAGGAGGAAAAGAAATGAAGAATCTTCTATTACTGGTTTTGTCTTTAGTCATTCTGTCGGGCTGCGCATACGACAACACGTACCGGGAAACTGTATACAAATGGCAAGAGAGAAGTTCCTGGCAAGAGAGAAGCTCTGGGAATATCGTTGGATCTACTTGGGCAGGCGCACCATCTCTTAGTGGGTGGGACTTGGAAGCTCACATGACTACGAAGTCTGGCGAGTTGGGATCAGCGGTTATGGTTTCTACCCTAAGTTATGACCGCATACAACAGTGGAGAACAATTAAGAAGATGGAATGCGAGGTTGTAGAATGTCTCGGAATGGTTAATACCCATCCGTTTCCAGCCTCGTTTGAAGACGACAAAAAGATAATGAAATGGAAACGATACATGGAAGAGTTACTACAAGCTTCTGAAATGGCGACTGACGCTTTGAAGTATTGTGAAAGAGATGATTTGGAAGAAGCTAAAAACAAGGTCGCTGCTGCTAGAGCGATATTCTATAGGTGAGTCTGCCATACTCACGGGTAGGAAAGCTAACGTTGCTAGTTTGGAACGTTAGTTTTTTTGTTTATTGACCCTTCATTTTTCTTTTCGAAGCTTTCAATGGGTCAACATGTTTTACTGCTTTTGTTTCTTCTTTTTCAATATGAGAAGCCATGTTACAATTACTTCTAGCCCACTTACTTTCCGGGGTTGGACAAGAAGAACAATATTTTCCTTCAGGCCAAACTTCAATCTTAGAACAACCTGCGCACTGTTGAACTATTTGATTACAATGTCCACCTGCAAAAAAGCACTCATCTTTTTTTGCAAATGGACATTCTTTGCCTTTCTTAATTACAACACACTTAAACATAACTAAAATTCCTTTACTTTTATTTTTTCTCGAATTGTTTTTGTCTATGCGGTGGCCACCCATTTTAGTTCTACTCTATAAAATTGAATGTTTCCCATTGTACAAACGTACCATTGACTTATTGTGTGCGGTCTAAGTCTAGAATTTAACCAACTAGGAAGTTTTTCAGAAGTTAAAAAGAAATAATCTGAATTGAAAGTTGTATCCTGAATTGTATTGTTTAAAATTTCTTTTGCTACTAAGTAGCAATTGTCCCACTTTTCGTTTACATCATTTTTTATTGGGTTCAGAACAAGATCCTTTTCTTGTTCTGGAAGTTTGTGGTAGTCTATTAGAGGAGTTATAACTTGTCTATAAGTCTTTCCCCACCAACGCGGTGATTTTGTCCTATTTCTTACAACACAACCCACACCAACTTGTGCCTGGCGGATTTCATCTCTAGCTTTCAAGAATATCAAAGAAGTAAGTAAGATATCTTCATCTTGTTCTAACAAATCTTTTCTAGGAAAAGGCAGTTTAATTTGTTCTACCATGACAACTACCTCCCATTGTATTTTATGCTATCAGTTTTAGTTTATTTTTTATATCCTCTTTTAATTGTTCTTCTGTAGGAACATAATCTATATATCTTAAAAACACCCATCCATCTTCTTCAATTTCTTTCTGTCTCTTTAGATCGTATTTCTTATCTTTGTGCCAGTAACTACCATCATATTCTAAAATAATTCCCAAACTAGAATCTGCTACATCTACATTATAAGATTTATTTCCTTTACTAACTCTATAGATTGGAAAATTATGAACTGGCCTTGGAAGAACTTTACAAGAAACTATAAAAAGTTTTCCTTGTGGTTTAGAAGGATTTACAACATGGTGATTCATATAAACAGATCTTCCATTTTTCATACTTTCACTAAGTAATTCTCTATAAATCTCTGAATTATATACAGAATCTGGGTTTTTCCACTTTTCTATCATAGTTTGTCTTTGTTTTTCAATAGACTCTTTTTTTAGATTTTTTCCTTTGCTCCACGGAACCTGTCCAGAATTCGATTTACTTATATTTTCATTCCATTCTTTGGAATGTGGTCCAAATTTTTTTCCTTTGTTTGGTCCTGGTTTTCCTAATCCTCTTCCTATATGCGAAACAGAATTTTTTCTCCTAACTTCTAGACAAAATGCTATGTTTCTACTACAACACAACTTACCATTCTTGAACTGAATTTTCGCTTTTTGCCCACATCCATAATCACACAACTTCATTAAAAGTTCCTTCTATCCAAAAATTGGTTTCTCTATTTTTTTAGTAGGAACTATAGGAGTATGTTTATAATTTTTCCAGTCATCTTCGATTTCTGGTTTAGAATAAAATTTTGCAGAGAAGTCCATAGTTCCATTCTTCTTAATCCAAGCTCTTACAATAAATCCTCCAACTGAGGGAATCCACCCCTTTTCTTTTGTAAGAGAATTAGATCCTTCAAAACTACCAGCCATCATTCCGAAAATACTACCCAGAAGAACTTGTAGTTGAATATGGTAGTGGCCGCACAATACGAATCTAAGAGTTGGTTTCATCTTTGCTCCATTAACAATTTTTAGTAATTCTCCAAACGCTTTTTGTTCAATAAACCTTTGAAGTTTATAGGACATAGAGTAGCAAGCAGCTCCGCGGGGATGCCACATAAGAAGGTCAGTTCCTGGTAAAATAGGCACTATCGCCTCTGTAAATCCTAAGTAGTGAACATCTTTTCTTAGGTTGTCAATAACTGCTAGCGCATTATGACCGCCACCATTCTTCATAAAAGAATAGTCGTGATTTCCACCAATTACATACCATTTAAATCCTTCTGGAAGATTTCTAACAAAAGATGCTTCTTGTTCCTCTGCCGAATGTGCGTAAAGTTCGTAAATTTGACCTTTATAAACTTTGTATCCTGCCAGAAGGTCTCCGGGTGAGAAAATTACTTCCGCTCCCTCTTTTTTGCAATCTTCACAAAATCCATTTAAAGCAGATATTTGAACTGCTTTAGATCCAAAATGCATATCTGAAGCAACGCCAAAAATAATTTCTTTACTTTCTAGAGGTTTTTTAATTGCCACTGGTTCAACAAACTTTTCGCCGGAACTCAAATACACATAGTCATCTTCTACTAATACTTCATGACCTTTTCTTCTCTCAATACTAATAAGCTCCTCAACCTTTTTTGGTGAGCAAGAAAACATATTACACAATTCAATTAACTTTACATGACCTTTACTAGTTAGAATATTTAGAAGGTCGCCACTTTCTAATCTCCCTTTTGATGGTTCTTGTTTTTTAGCTCTTGTTCTAAAAACTAAACTTCGAAAGGCTTTGAAACTACTTTCATAAGAAAATTTACGTTGAGCTATTTCGTACATAGTAGTCAGAGGCATTCCTGCTTTACTTTGTTCTAAAATAAACTCGGCCAGACCTTCTGGCAATACTTTTCTACTCATAGAGTCTCCTTTTTAAGTTAGGAAGTTTTATGTATGTTCCTTCTTTGGAGGAAATGTTCTAGTAGGTTTAGATCGATTCTAAATAATTTCCACCACAGTGATATGACAAATATCACTTGGAAATGGCTGGTCGAAATACCCACCCTCATCAAATCTATTGTAGAATCCTCCATCGGTGTACCACTCACTAGGTTCCGACGTAGGGTATGATCCTGGTTCATGATATATGTCCACATAACAAGTTGCGTCAGTTGGATGACCACAATAGAAATCTACAACTGGTCTAAATAAAGGATTACTTTCTGGATAAAGGTTTTTATACCAAGGAATCGTAATCCATGTATCTGGAGTTCTGGGAATTCTTCTTACAAAGTCTTCTCCAAGCCAAATGACTGCTGAAGAATCCATAGCTGTTGGGGGATTATCACAAGAAATTCCAATATCAAAGTACGCCCCAGTATCGTATGTATTTCTTGGGTAATATTTCTTTCCTGGGTCAGCCAAAACAGAGTTGTGTGTACTGTTATAAGTAATAAAGATGTTTCCGCCGGAATCTATGTACATATCGAAGATCAAGAATTCATATGGCCAACTCAAACTGTACGGTGGTTCGCTGGTTAGAGGGGTAGAAATTCCTCCAACTAGCTCTGGAGTATCATTATAGATGACTTTTAGCTTTAGAGGAATAGTCTCATTGTTTTGCAAGTAAACATTAGTAACTCTGTAACAACCGACTGGGGGTGAAGAAACTATATCAATCGAGAATGAAGAAGTAGCATCTGAACTTACAGCTTTAACTATGTGAGTAGCATTTACATAAATATTAGAGATTCTTCTGGATCCAATAGGTGGGTTGCTAGTTACGTTTTCTCCGATAGGAATCCAATCAGGAAGAACACCAGGTAAACAGTCAGCAGTATCAAAGTCAACAATCGTCTCAATTACTTTTTCGCCAGGCCACCTATCTTCAGTAATTACAGAGTCTAGAGCTGGATTCTTTTGAATATTTGCTATATTAATTGCTCTCAGTCTTGCTCTGTAGGGCTTAAAGAAATTGATTGCTTTCATCACTTCTGTTGAAGCGTCGATACCAAGAGTTATGTTTGCTAAGTTTGGAAAATACTTACTTATATTTTGCTGACACCATGTGCTTAGTTCATTTAACAAATAAACGATTGCGTTATTTGTTCTTTCATCTGAAGCTGCCCAGCTATCTAGTTCTGTTTTTAAAGTTGGGTTAATTAGATTTAGTACAGCACCTGCAGTATCTTTTGTGATTAAAAAGTTAGATGAAGCTAGCCTTGTGAAAACATCCATGAACGCTTCATATTTTGTTTTGGTTTCTAATCTTGTAAAAGTTCTAGTAGTTAAAGAGTCGTAGAGAGCAAAAATTGCATTTAAGTCTGTGGATGTTCCATCATAGCAAATAAACCTAGATTCTCCACCTGTAGCTACTTGCATTAAGTTCCATAAGTAAATTGCTGACAGATAAACTTCCAATACAGAAACAACAATTTTAATAGAACTTCCAGTTGAACTATCTTTAAAAAGCTTAAGAGTAATTTCGTCTGGTGTAGTATGTGTAATTGTCCATCCATGATATTCGTCTTGAACTTTTCTAGCCAGAATTGTAATATACTTCAAAAGTAATGCTATATTAAAGTATCCGTAGATAGAAAAGTATGGAGATATTGATGGAATACCAATTGAATTAACAAGAAGAGATTGTTCTATCTGGCCTCTTGTTAACATCCAGTGCGGATCGCCATCTACCATTTCTTCAAATACAATATCAGCTAATGTAACGTCAGTTATTGATGGATCTGTTATTGTTGATATAACAACTTCTGGTCTAAAAACTAACTCTCTATTACTGTCTCTCATAAGCCAGAATTCTACTAACTGAATATTATTCAATCCAAAATATGTTAGTACTCTTTCTAGTGCTAGCGGAGTTCCTTTTACTTTATAAAGATTGACCAGGTCTAAGAAGAAGTTAATTTTTGTGTTAAAAGAAAGAGTTTCAATTGGACTAACATATCCAAAGCTTTGAATTAACTCACTTAAACTTTGTTCTGGAAGAGAGAATACATCTGAGATTTGTTTCTGTGTAGAAACTAAAGTCTTATGAGATGAATACCAGTCTATTAAGAACTTTCTAAGTCTTCCATAGTCTTGTGAAAGGAAAGGTTTGATGTCTAGAATTTTTTCAAAGAAGTCTTCTGTTTTGGATTTTTCAGACTTCGCTAACGCAGAAAGATTCTGGTCTATTGTCGGATCAGTAGTTTGTCCAGATTCTAAAAACTTTAAGATCTTCCAGAAATCATCTATCGTTAACAATTATTTTATCTCCCTTGTTCCTGTACGAAACTAAAGACATTTTCTATCAAATAAATTTCATACATGTTTTCTAGGGTACTATCGGAGCTAGCGATTGGTGTGGTTGTATCAATTATAGAATAGTCTTCATTAACTTTAAGATTTAAATATAACCAAATCAATTTTCCCAAGTTTGTTGTTAAAACGGAAAAATCAATACTTAATGAGTATGTACATGGGTTTAATCTATATAACAAAAGTTGATCCACCATCGCAATTTCTTCAGTTCCCAAGTTAAAAATATTGATAGCGAAACTTGCTGTGCTATCGCAAGCTACCCAATATGAAGCAGTTCTAGCATAAATGTTTGCTCTGGTTTGAACTATCGCTGGCCAGTTTTCTGAACAAGCCCTTTCATGATAGAAGAAATAATAGTGAGTATAATCTGCTGGCCACTCTTCGTCAAAAAGAAGTCTTAAAAAAGATCTATCTTCGTATAAATCTTCTCGATTCAATTGAACAGGAAATGGAATTTCATCTTTATTCAATGTAGTCTTCTTAACAAACATTCCAAAATAATACTGAAGTTCCGGAATTACTATTGTACTGAAAACTGGCAAATTAATCTCCTGGGTTTGCGTAGAGTTTTCTTAATTTTTCCTCTTCTTTCTCAAATTCATACAGGTCCAGTTCTCTTTCAATTATTTCCCTATTCCCATGTTTATTATATTCTTTCTTTGGATTTATAACTTTTGTTGGTCTAATTGAAACAGGAATTCGAATTCTCAGTTTTCTCAATTTCCATTGATTGTTATTCAAAAAATTCTGTCGCATTGTAGCTCCTTATTTATAATTTGTTCTACTTTTTTGGTGGGAACTAGATCGGAGAGAACATTTTTTGATGGGAAAAAAGAGGAATGATTTTACCAGAACTCCCAGTTATCAACTGGATTTCCTGTATTGTATAAGTTTCCATATTTATAAATTTGCTTGCTATAATCGTAGTTAACTTTACAAAAGTCTAATTTCTCACCACTTTTTAAAGTTACTACTTTTCTATGACATTGAGATAACATTGCGTTCCAATCTAACTCATTAGCTCGCTTATATTCGTTGACTAAATTTCCTTCTCCACCATTGTACGACTGGTATGCGGTCCATAACTTTCCGCTCCACTTTTGACCTCTATAAATTATGGACATGTAATACGCCTGCATCTTAATACCATCTTCTGGTTTGTATGGGTTTAGATTCTCTCCCATTAAAGAGTTGATGTATTTAGCAGTTGCCGGCATAAACTGCGCAATTCCCTGACCCAAGTCCCACGCTGTAGTATTCGCTCTACATCCGGATTCTTGCTTTAACTGACCAATACCAAACCACCAAGGAAAGTCAAAACCAAAGTATTTAGTATGTTGAATTCTTACATCTTCCTTAAAGTCATTACAACGATCCAACGTCATGCCAAAAGTGGGAAATAAAAATAGAATTAGGAGAACTAAAACTAGAATTTTCATTAACCACCTCTGCACCATGCAAAGATTATGATTACGTACCAAGCGATAATCATAACTTTGGACATTACGTCTGTAGTTGTGTTGAAGTCAATGTAATTCCAAATTAGTTTTCTTGAAATATGAGCGTGTAGAATTCCACAGCTTACGAAGATTAACTTAGAGAATAAAAGAGACACAAATCCAATCTTCGCTGCGATTGGGAACCACGCAGCTGGAGCAAGAAACCCCACCAACAGTAGGGAAATTAAAGCTAGTACGTCTACCCACACTCGTCTGAAATTAAATTTGAAGTTCGAGAATCTTGAAAAGCCATTACTCATAATTTTCCTCCTAGTAACTTTCAGATACTTCCAAGATAGTTATTGTTTTAAGTCCCATACAAGTTTTACATATAACTTTTTTTCCTGTTTCTCTATAACACCCAAATGGAGAACTGTTACAATAATCAACACACCAAACTTTTTCTGGCTCTAATCCCACACCATTACATTTTGGACATATTTCTTCTACTAGTTTGGCTTTCATTTTTAAGAAGCTTTTATTTTCTTTCTTGTGTTGCTGTAACTGCTTCACAGATTTCTTTTTTCTCTTTATCTTTTACATAGTCGGTTATCGCTTTGACTGCTTCAGAAGCTATAAGAATATCGGAAACTTGAGCTCTATTGTGAAGGTTGTGTAAACCGCCTGTCACTACAATGTCAATTTCTAAGCAAGAAAATCCTTCTTTCTTGTATAACCAAGCTTCACTCTCAGCACCAGTTTCTTTTACTTTATACTTTCCCTGAAATCCTTTTAAAGCTTTCTTGATATGTTTAAGATCAATTCCATTAATATTCTCAACTGTAAATTGTGTACTTTTCCATCTGGGTGCTTTTTCTGTAACATCAACTACAATTAAGAATGTATCATCTGGTGAATATCTATCAGCTACCCACCTAGCGCCTTCCATATTGGTTTCCTCACCATTGGTAAACTCTATATGGATCCCCTCCAGTCCAATTAATTGAGAGCAGCATAAAACACCACTTAAGTTATCACAAACTCCAGTTTGTATTCCGTTTTTTACATCCGCCATTGGGCTATTAAATATTGTATCAAGATGACAAGATATGATCACATACATTCGAACCTTCCCTTCTTATTTAGAATTTCTAAATCTGACTTTCCAGTGTTCTCGATTACTATTTGTTTTAGCGTGACATTTCTTACAAAGAAGAACAAAATTATCTTCTTGATTATTCTTTTTATTATAGTCTATATGATGAGGAATCTTTGCTGAAGATTCACAAATTATACAAGTATGGTTAAATTTTTCTCTAATATATTTCTTTAATTTATTATTAAAATCTAGACCATAAGGTTCAAAAGAGATTCCACCTTTCCACATTCCGTGGTTTTTTCCTCTTCTGTTTTCTCCTCCTCTTATTCTACTTTCTTCAGTTATAAAACTAGCTGCGTATGTTGATCCACCATTTTTCATTCGTTCTGATACTTTTTTAAGTCTTTCATCTGTTTCTTTTGTTAACTCTTTGTTCCAAGGAATATTACCTAAATGCTTTTCTGCCATTCTTCTAACGCCTACGTGAGTCTCTTTAGTTCTTCCCTGCATTTTTTCTGCTTGTTTCTGGAAACTATCTTCAGTACGAAAACTAGCTACAAAAGATGCGCCGCCATTTTTCATCCACTTTGAGTGCTTTTCTGCTCCTCTTTCAACACTTTCATCAGTTTCTTTAGTTTTTCCTTTTCTGTTATGCCCACGAATAAATTTATTTTCTTCTTTAGATACCTTTTGTCCACATTTACACTCGCACAGTTGCATAACTTTGTATCCTATTTATTAGAATTTTCCCAACAATCAATCGTAGCATCTTGTTTCTTTGAATATTCTACAATGTCTTTAGTATTTTGCATCTGTATGTTAACATTTTCCGGCGAACATAAATCTTTTTTATCGTTTAATTCTACCGCTTTTAGTTTGATGGGTCTTGGACAATCTATCTTCGCTACCGGAGGTGTAGGTGTTGTAGTAACACACCCAGCTAGGAATAACGAAACTAGCAAAACTAAAAAGATTTTTTTCATTTTGGTTCTCCTTTCTCAAATTCTTTTTCTTTTCTAATTTCCTCTCCACATTCACATTTATATAATTTCATGGTGAATTAAACCATCTAATTATATCGTTATAGAGCTTAATAGCTTCTTTTTCCCCTTCAGGACCCAACCACTCATAATCTACTACTTCTCGATCATTCTCTTTATTAGGTTGTTCTTCTGCTTCGATTTTGGGTTCTGTCTTCGTTGGTGGTACCGGAACTAGATCCGTTCTTGGTCCGGGTGGTGTAATAGTTTCAGGTTTAACTACTGTAGGTTGCTTTGGTTTTCTTATTGTAATTACTTGAGGACACACTTTCTTCAAAGCGTTCAAACGATCTTGAAGATCTTTACTTTTCTTTTCAATCGTTTGGAGATCTTCTATTTGCTGACGTAGAGCGCTATTGTGAACATTTACTTGTTTGATTTGTGTTTTTAGGTTTGTATTTTCTTGCGTAATTACTAATACTTTCATCTGTAATGTTGCTACTTTTTGCTTGTAGTAAAAAGAAGATCCAGCGGCAACCAGTAGAAAGATGGAAAGAAAAACAATTGCTAAATTCTTTGGATTTGTAATCAACTTCAACAATAATGATAACCACATTTTCTTAATCCTCCATTCAAAAATCTAAATTAACCACAAAAATTCTATTAAAAATTACTCATTCTTTTTTTCTATTGCTTTCCTTACACTCCAAATTCCAAAACTTACTGTAAAGAATCCAACTATTAAAGTTTCTAAAGTCTTAAGTCTTTCAACAACATGGGGGTCAAATAAAATTCCGTAAACTAAAAGAGATAAAATAGAAACAGTAATTAGTAAATTTACAAAACACCCTCTAATGGATTTTTCTTGATCATCCCAAAGAATGTTCATTTTTAATCCTCTTCTTCCTCGCCTTTCCCAGTTCTTTTCCTAGTAATCTTCTTAAGAGTCTTCGCCAAAATTTTCCGTCTTTTCATTTTTGGAGTATCGCTTGGTTTGACCGCCAATTTTTCAGGAGGAATTTTTTCTCCTTGTGGAACTCCAAGTTGCTGATGAAGAGCACCTGGTTTTTCAATAGCTTTTTGAATCCATTTTTTGTTCTTCTTTTCCAATAGTAGTTCTCCAAGTCTTAAAGATCCTGGAATCATGGGTTTTTTTTCATCGAACATAAAACTATCATCTTCTAGGATATGTTCTAGAAATCTATCTAGTTTACTCATAGAAGTTTCCTCTCTTTTTAGTAAGTCAGATTGATGCTTAAACTTTCTTTTTGACATTTCATTAACTACAATTTCATGAACCTTTTCAATTTTTAATAATAAACTTTTAATCTTTTCACTTGATTTGGGAAATCTAGACGCCGCGCCAAACATTTGGTGCAATCGTCTATGAAGACTTGAAAGTTCCTTATTAGAAACTTTAGAAATTACTTCTTTATTAATTTCATTTAGTTTCATTTTATTTCATTAAGTTAGAGATCTTTGCTTCCACACCAGAAATTTTCTTGTTTATTGAAGCTCTACATTTTTCTGGATTATTTGTATGCCCGCAAGAAGCCACCGAACTCTTTAATGTAGTTGCCTGAGCCTTCAGAGCTGAAACTCGAGCTTTCTTTACACAAGCAACTTTATCAGGACCAGAACAATGTCGAGCAACTTTACTGAAATAGTTCTGATAAATTTTGTAAGCTGCATATCCAGCTAAAGCAGCAACAGCTAAAGCAGCAGCACCAAGTGTAATTTTTTCCTTTTTTGTAAGGTTTTTAGTAACTCCAGAAATCTTTTCTGGTACTTTGTTTAGATTTGACAAAATTCCCTTTAGTCCCTTTTTTCCTTCAGAAACTGGAATTAGATTTTCTTTAATAAATTTAAAGGACGATGAGATATTCAGAGGAGATACAACGTCAACTTCCAAGATAAAAGTGGAAATTGCAGACGGACCTAGGAAAGTACAGAAAGTGTTTTTGTTCTCCAAAACGTATGTTTTTAAAGAGTCCATAATAGCTTGTTCAGCTTTTGCACTTTCTCTTACTTTAGGAAACTTACCAGAAACCAGAAGATGCAAAATTTCAAAGTCTGTTGCTTCATTAACTAAGAAATCTTTGCTAGTTTTTTCATTCACACTTTCAGCTAAAGTTTCTCTAGCAATAGCTAAAAAAGTTAATGACTCTATTACATTTTGCATTTTAACTCCTCCGTTAAATCTTTAATCCTTTTTTCTTTGCGTAACCTAATGCGTCAGTTCCGACTTTACTTGCGAAAGTTGACCAGTCACCTCCAGCAATGTTAGACGCTCCTCCAGCAGCAACATATGGAGCAGCTTTCATTGTAAGTGGATGATACTTAACTGATTTATAAGCTTTCTTGAAAGCTTTTGAGATAGACTTGAGATCAAATTCTCTTAGAATAAAAGGAATACTGGATTCGGGTTCATTGAAGATAAAGTCCAAAATCGCCAATTTTTCGTACTTATCTAGTTTAGATTCGTAAACTAATCTCATAGCTTGGATTTTATTCATTTTTTACAGCCTCAAACCAATGCCAAGTTTTTCCTAAGTTCTTAATTCCAAATCCTAAAATCTGAAAACCAGGATAATGTTTTTCAATTAATTTATAAACTATATTTCTTTCTTCTTCTGTTAAAACTTTCTTATGTTCAACAGAAGCAATATACGCACTGCCGCATGGAGTGCATTTTACACCAAAGAAACCATCTTCAACCCAGTCTCTGTTTTTATTGATGCAGAAGTTACAATACATGAGTTAACTCTCTAAAATATGGTTGGTAAAATATAACCCAAATTCCATTATCTTTAATATGTATCTTATTATGGTGTAAACTACAAAGTGTAATCATATTTTCTAGTCTACTATTTTGTTTATTTTCATCTATATGATGAACTGTTCTTCCTGAACTAAAACACCCAGGAAACTTACAAGTATATTTATCACGTTTTCTAACTTTAGATTTATTTAGAATAAACTCTTCAGTATATGGAGCAAATACTTGTTCTCGATTAGGATTCCAAAAATAATGATTTATTCCTTCATGTTTGTTTCTAAATTCTGGATCTTTCCAAAGTTTTTTTATTTTTTCCGCCGCTCTCTTTCGCCCTTCTTCGGTTACACAACTAGCCATATAAGCTGCTTGACCATTCTTCAT